CTGTCCTCAACTGGTAAAGCATTATATAATACTCTTAAGTCATTCTCAAGATTAAGTCGTCTTGGAACTTCTTCAAGTATGTTAATAAATTGTTGGGCTACATTTCTAGGAATTGTTCCACCAACTAATGCCTTTTCTAGGATACGCATTTGCGCTTTAGCCTTCTCAAGCGCAATTGGTTCCTTAGAATGCTTCTTACCAGTCTCACTAGTCACAACCCAGTATAAATTGCGATTTGGAGCCTTACGCAATTTATATGGCATTTGTATTAAATCTAGATTTCTTTCCACACATATTAACAAATGTCTTATGAAGGAGGATTACAAGGACCACCAGGACCAACAGGACCACAAGGACCAACAGGACCACCTCCACCAGTCTATCAAGCAACTTATTATAAAAGCGTTCAACAAAATCTTTTAAATGCTGATACAGATATAACTTTTGATTTAACTGGTGCATGGAATAATGATGGCGGATATATTACACATGTATCAGGGACAAAAGATTTTACAGTAGTCCAAGCCGGTTTATATCAATTAGAATTTAACGTCAGTATTAATGCAAATAGCGCTACATGGAATAATTCAGTAAATAAATCAGTTTCAATTGATATAACACGAATTGGAATAGCGGAACAAGCAGTAATAATTAATACTGGAATGAAACAAGGTGGATTATCATACCAACAACAAGTCTCATCATCTTATTATCTTCAAGCAGGAGATATAATAAATTTAAGGACAGTACTAGCATATGCTGGGTCTACTCCTTTTGCCGTACCATTAACTAATACTTTTGATTTGAATACCTTTTTTACATGGAGATTTATTTCTTAAATGTATTATACTCTATATATTAACAAATGTCTTATGAAGGAGGATTACAAGGACCACCAGGACCAACAGGACCACCAGGATCACCAGGAGGAGCAACTGGACCTACAGGGGAAACTGGACCAACAGGAGCAACAGGAATACAAGGAATACAAGGAATACAAGGAATACAAGGAATACAAGGAATACAAGGAATACAAGGACCTACAGGAGACACGGGACTTACGGGAGACACAGGATCTACAGGAGAAACTGGCGCTACAGGAGACACAGGTCCAACTGGCGCTACTGGTTCTCCTGGAAGTAATGGATTAACTGGACCAACTGGACCACAATTAATCGCAAGTGGATTTTTTGGGAGCGGTGCTATTGGAGTTACACTGACTAATGATGGACCAACTGGAACATTACTTGGGTCATCTAACATAACTATAAATTCAGAGGGTTATTTAATGGCTCTTGTTTCTGCTAATTTCAGGAATACATCTAATGCTGAAGAAATTATAGACATGTATTTAACTATTGATGGAACAACATCGAATGCAACAAGACAAACAATTATTAGAAATCGAGAAGGATTTGATGGGTATGTTCCAATTTCAATTTTTCAAAGAACAAATACATCAAAAATAGTAGGAACTTATACATGTAATGTGTATGCTTTCACAGGAACTACAGCAACTGGAGTAAGTTGTAATCATTTAGATATAGCATTGCTAGGAAATCTAACAGATTATAGTGTATAATAACCATCTTCATCTTCATCGTCTTCTGGAAAGCAAATATAATAACAAAATAACCAACAATTCATAAAAAAGGTCATTCTTATAGTCTATTTAGAGTATAAGAATGGTTCGGTTCTATTATGCAAGAGATGGTGTACATAAGTATGTAGCAGTTTTTAATAATCCACACCAAAGAGTACCATTTGGCGCTCTTGGATATGATGACTTCACAATTACAAATGACCGTTATAGAAAGAAACTGTACTTGAATCGGCATAGAAAGCGAGAGAATTGGAATGACCCTAGAACTCCTGGTGCTTTAAGCAGATGGATACTCTGGAATAAACCAACCTTAGAAGAATCTATAGAACATTATATTAAAAAATTCAATATGCACTATGAGTAATGGCGCACATACCAATTGGACGAGTTGTCTTACCACGTCACGGACAATTTTTGCAACCAATTGCTATTCCAAAAAAGTTTAAGATGAGTGATCTAATTGGAACTAGAAAAGAAGTTTTAGAATCAACACCTCCACATATTCCTTCGATTACTCAAGGTACTTGTGACACAGAAAATATAACTAATAAAAACTTAGAAAAAGTATTAGGCTATACTGAATTTGCAACAGGTCGAACAGAAAACTATTCTTGGTGGTTGCTTAAAACAAAATATAACCCGAAAGCATTAATGTTAATAACTTCAAAACTTTTTGACCGATACAGTCACGCTGTTGCTATTTTTGATAGAGGAGATCATTATGAATATTATGATTCTAATGGTCTAGACATGCCTCCTGAACTTAGAACAATACTTCAAGAAAAACCTAACCCTATGAAGGTTAATACTACTAATTTCCAGGCTCGTCCATCTTGTATAAGACATGCATTAATCCGGTTAGCATTTCCTCAACTGAGTAATATATGGTTTAATGCACTTGTTATAAAAACTGCTAGAGAAACTGGATTTACACCAGAACAAGCAATTGTAGCCCTTTCAAATAATGTACTAAAAGGTATAACATATGCTCCTGGAAGACAATCTGGAATGGGCAAGCCCAAAATCTGTAAAAAATGTCATGGCTATAAATAAATGGCAGATGATGGAAGTGATGAAGAGATAGCAAAACTAATGAGAAGGGCTAGAATTAGAGAACCACCTGTTGCTCGTCCTGCTCCTCGTCGTCCTAATCCATTTGAACCAGCAGCGCCAGTCATTATTCCTAGATTTGCTCCACCTGCTGGTAGACCTCAGGGTACAAAGCGTAAATATGCTCGTATGCTTGCTGGTTATGGTAGAAAAATATGTCCAAAATGCCATGGATATCTGTAAAAATCACCAAAAATCAAGCAATTACAAAAAATACATGAAAAAAACGGTAAATTAATATATTAATTTACCAAAAAAATGGTCCTTTTTTCGTAAGATACCAAACTTTAGTGATTTTTACTTAAAACCACCACATTTTTTGCATATAACTTCTCTTAGATCATTATCATGTTTAGGGTTCCCATCCAAAAAACTATATACACGAGCCATAGCCCACTGTTCTTTAGAAAGTTTATACTTTAAGGGCGCATTTACATTCTTAACGTATGAACCACTCAGTCGTACACTTTCTGGATTTGTTTTATAGGCTCCAATACCTCTATTATAAACTTCTTGAATAATCTTTAATGGGACTTTCGTAATACTAGAGAGTTCTTTTTTTGAATAAGACTCGTCAGGAAGACCATAGCGCTTTAATACATTTTCTCTATGGGTCATTTTAGTTAATTAATATAAGAGAATATAATGATGAAATTGAGTTTAACCAACTATAGATGCATTATATAACAATTTTGAACTGTAACTCAATAGTCGTAGTTCACATTAGTTTGCATCAATAGTTGTCTAGATGGATTTTGTTTTTATATTATTTCTAGATTTGATTACGTGTATTTCTTCATAGCCGAATGAGCCTTGCGTCCCATACTAGTCTTAGGACTGGCTACATAATTACCAGAACCGACAGGGCGATCAAGAGACTCCTCAGGCGCATGCGCTGGCGCAGAGAGGATATCCTGCTCCGTGAGTACACCCTTGATGATACGCGATGAACCCTTAATCGTCTCGAAGAAGCCCGAGGAGATTGGTACCGTGTAGATGTTAACATAGGGATTAGCAGCACCATCAAATACAAGACCCGTAAAGTTCTGGACGTTGAGATTGAACTGAAGTGTAAAGTTTCCTACGCATTGTTACCGTTCCTTTCGGAATATTACCTTGTTTCTCGCAAACAAGACGGAGTAGACCATTTCTTCTGCTGTCATCTGAGATTGTCAGTCTCATCAAGCACTAAACCGTATGGCCGTTCAGGTTCCTCACTGTCTAACATAGCGACATAGAGAGGCTTCCACCCACGTTACCCAATCCTATTCATTCTTGACCACTGGGAAGCGTCATTAACGCTGTTCTCTCTTCACCTTTCGGATGGAGATGGTAGAATAGGCTCTAAGGGAGTTCGTAGTTGCGGTGTTAATTCACCAAGATTTATGAGCACTGCCTTATTAAGCAGCACAGGCCCCGTATAGGAAGTTAAGGCCTGGTGCCTGACCCGCCTGGAGAGCGAAGTCACGGCCTGGACGAAGAACAAGAGGACCACCAACAAGACCAGTCTGACCACCAGCAAGAACACCACCAGTGCTCCATGATAGAGGAACTGATCCATAGCCAGACCACTCATTCCAGTCCATGTCAACACCATTGCGTACAGACATCTGGTATAGTTGCTGCTGTGTAATCGTGCTCAACATGCCCGACATATTGTCAAAGTTCATCGAGATATTCGTGATCGGAAGAGACCAATCACCCTGAGCAAGCGAGCCATATGAAGCAGGCTTGACATAAATTAGGAGAAGGTCAGGGATGTTAGGAAGCGTAATCGTCTGGGACTGAAGAGGAGTCTCCGCATACGTATTCGTCGTTACTGGAACAACCGTGGCTGGCGTCGCAATGTAACGGGGAAACTCCATGTAGGGAACAATCGACTTGGGAGGAAGGGGAATGTCGAGCGCTGGCGTAAGAAACTGAACAGAAAGTCTTGGGCGACCATTCCAGAGACCATTTAACGCACCATTACCCCATTCAAACGCTGGCGAACCAAGACTGCCAGCCGTTACCACTCCAGTCGCAGGGTTAAGAAACGTCGTCTTGCTAGACACACGGAATGAGCGAGCCGATGAGGCAGGAGACACGTTAAGTTGAACCTGGAAGTTCTGAACACCAAAGAGACCCGTACTAAGTTCATCCTGATCCGCAAAGATAAAAGGAGGAAGTAGTAGTTTCTCTGTTGACTCAACAGCAACATAGAACTTAAGAACTGCATTGGCAGGCGCGGCCACTACATAAGGCTGTCCATTCTGGTATCCAACTGATCCCGTAACACCACCTACAACGTTATCAACTTGTGTACCAGCACCAGTAATAGGCTGAGGAGTAGCACCTGAGGCAGACGTCGCATAGTAGAAACCATTGTAGCCACCGTTGGGAACCTCATCTGAGTTCTTAGTCTCATCCCACTGAAGAAGTGGTGAGTTCTTGACTAGACGCGAATCAGGGTAAAGAGCATAGCGGTCAAGCATTGTTGGGCACGAGCGCTGGCGGCGAGCATCACGCATATCCGAAAGACGAAGAACCTGAGGAAGAACATCCTGCGTGTTAACTGTTACTGTGGCATCGTTAATCGTGGCGCTCATCTGAGATGTTGCCTGGTGAATAGGAAACGCAGCGGGCGCAATAAGACCCTGGAGCGAGCAACCGGCAGGAAGGCCCGTCGCACCAACCGTTAGCGAAACTACACCAGTAACCGTACCCGTAACTTCAATCGCACGGTCAACAAACACGTTCTCTGAAGGCACCTGGACGTTGAACTGAACGGACCTCGAGTCCGCCGTTTGAGCCTGGAATGATACATTCGTTAGTGAGAGGGCGCCTTTTTCTACTGCATACTTAGGCTTCGTTTGGACGATGCGAGGATCAAACACCGAATACTTTGTCACGTCTGCCATTTTATATTAATAGTTTGGATAATTTTTTAGGAAAAACGCTTTATAGGACGACCTTCTTTTTGAAAAGGAGACGGAATGACATTGATGCCTGGTTGGGAATTGTAACTGGAATTAGAGAATTTGTAAGACGATTGCGCCAATATAGATGGATATCGATATCAGAAATTCCATCCTGAGAAGGATCGAGGGACGAATAAGTTTCAATCTTAGGCTCGTACAGAACCCAACCCTTCCAATAATCAGCCCTTATAGCATCAATAGGGGCTTCGACAAGAACCTTCTGGAAAACTCCACCATTTGATACTGCTCCAAGATTACCACTACCAAAACTAATTGGATTTCCAGCAGCCTCGTTACGTACTGGAATCATAGCCGTTCCAACAACAAAAGATGCAATAGGAGACCAGCAACCACCTGTAGACACAAAGTCTTGAGGAAGACGAGCAAAAAAGGCATAAGGAATTGGAGTTCCAGCAAAGGGATTCACAAGTTGGAAAATTGAGGTCTTAGGCTGAGTCCGAAGCGATATACCTACTGGTGTTGTTGCAGTTGTTGCTCCAGTTAGTAACTCAACTGTTAGACCCATATTAATCACATTTTCTGGAAGAACAAATCCATTCCATATTTTTCCAGGTCCAAAATGAATGGAATTAAAACTTGAAAAAAGAACTTCTAGACACGTATTCATTCCTACAAAAGAATACTCTCCAGTTACATAAGTTCCACCACTTGCTGAAGTTGTTGATGGAGATACTGCACTCACATAAGGTTGAGGAAGTGTTGTTCCATAAGGAGTCATACAAGTCTGTGCATCCTGATTAATTGAAAAGAGTCCAGTTACTTCATCATATTCTATAAAAGGACACTGAGTTCCAAATGAAGTACCACCAGCAATAGTCCAAGCACCAAGTAAGGCTTTGTTTACTAGTGACACCCAGTGCGTATAGGTATAACAATAATAATAGGCTGATTCTTGTTGAACTGGATTTGCGCTATTTGGTTGAGGAACAGTTGCCGCAACATCTTCAGGCTCCCATATAATTGGTCTTGTAACTACATCATATGATCCACCATTAAATATTCCAAAACTCACAGTATAAATTGTGGTTGTGATATCATTTATTGTTTCAAGATTTGCCGTCCATGTACTACCTCCAGGAGTATAAGTTCCAGGAGTAAATTGATTACCAGGAACTAAAACAGTAAATACAGAATAAACACCTCCACTTGAATCTGAATTAGTTACAGTAACATTTGTAAGATCTAGAAATGGGTAAGTTAGAAGATCTTGAGGGTCTGTTGATGAAAAAGATAAGACTTGATTTCCATCTTGAAGATTTGAAATAAGATTTGTAACATAAGTTATAAATTGGGTTGAACCTCCTGTAGGACCAACACCTATAGAAGTAATAGTTGCTGTAACAAGTGGAGGTGCAATCTGAGGAATGAATAGAGGAAGAGACTTGCCAACTCCATTTAGTGAGAAGTTCTGAACCGAGACAACATAACCAGATGAATCTGGAACTAGAGGAGTCTGGCGCTGATCCTGAAATACAATCTGTGGATCTGCTCTACTCTCACTTGCATTTGTACTATTATTGACTACCGTTCCATTGTAATAGATACGGTCAGGTGCTGCTCTTTTTCCCTCAATGGTTACGCTGGAAAAAGACATTTATGTTATAGTTTGATTTTATTTACCAATTAAATTATATGTCCAAGCACATACAAATTCATCAGGTGTGAGACCAGTCGATTCTACTAACTTGACATACTCTGGGAGTTTTAGATTCTTAAAGTAAAGTCTAGTCGTACAATGGCGACCACAAGTATTCATATTTATTTTGTCCTTTTGAAAAGGATATGCATTAGACTTAACTTGATATGGGCTCGCCTCAAGAAGTTGAGTTAACTTTTTAGTAGCCTGACCAAATTGTTTCTGTTTTTCTTTCGATATCCATTTTGATTCCCCATCAGGCTTATAGTTACCATATGGATCAAAGTACTCGATTATCTTAGAATTACGATAATTCAGTAAACATACCCAATGACCTGTATTTTGATTTTCAGTTAGATATAGAAGCATAAGCCGCCCTTTGTCATCTAGGACATCATCTATTGTATTTGCTCTTAACAAATCTGGATATGGTATAATCTTTAGTGTTGGAATCATTTTTTGGATATCTGATTCACTTAATGAATAAGATTCGACATCAGGCATATCACCTTTTTTATCTAGGGCTTCTGCTTGTTGAATTGCTCTATCCAAATCAACAGGCTTGCGCGAGAAAGGTATACCATTTAACTCAGCGCGAAATCCAGATTTCTTTCCAAGTTTATAGGGAACGATTAGAGGCTCCATTATTTATCTGTTGGAATTGTTATTTTAAGTTCAGGGCGGGGTGGTGATGTCTCTTCCACGTCAATTGAAGTAATACATACCTTATTACAGCATGTAGATCTAACTCGTTTATGATTTAATTTTACTATATAAGCAGTAAGTGCACTTGCTATTAGTACAAGTGAACTTAGTGATATTGTTTGTGTTGTATCCATTTATGATTTGATTAGAATTTGTTATAATTTACCTTACGACGTCTTCCTTGGCCTGCTGGTTGCATTTCCTGCTCACGAGGAGGTAGAAGTTGTTCTGGTTCTAGCGCTCCTTCTTCTGCCTCTGGTCTAATACGTGTACCAAATTGAGGACCTAATCCTTCACGTTCAGATTCTGCAATACGACGAGCACGTTCCTCACTATAAGGAGTTGTGAATTCTTTTATTTGTGCTGATAGTAGTCTCTGGCGTAATGCACCCATAGCCTGTTCGCGAGCAGCCTCAGGTTCATAAATAAGACGATTGATTTCATTAACTGCTGCTTGAATTAGGCGTAGAGTTTCATTAATCGAATCAAGTGAACGGAAACGCTTCTCAGCCGCTGAATAAGCAAATCCTGGCTCTCTAGCATGTCTTACTCCCTGATAAGGGGCTGTAGCCTCGTTTAATTTAGCAATAGCGCGAGAATAAGTAGCCATTTGACTATCCGTAACTGTAGCACCAATATCGATAAAAGCAGAAAGAAGTTTATTAAGCGATTCATTAACCTTAGCCGAAAATGAACCAGAATAAAAATCACTAAATAGAGACTGAAGAAGTGTGTCTACTTCAGTATAGCGAGAAAGGTCAATACGTTTAGGAGGCCCAGCAGAAAAATCACCAGATGACTTTTGTATATATTCTGTACGACGCTGCATAAGACGTTGAGCGAGCCACTCACGACCTTCCTTAGTTGTAATAACACCTCCACGGAAAGCATTACCACTCGTGTGATATTCATTACCAGGAAATACACCATTTGGAACAGCAGAACGAGACATAGGAAGGAATTCGCGCTGAGAACGAGCAGTCGTATTTAGACGACCTTCCATTCCTAATTTAGAACGTCTAGTATTCTCAACACGATCTAGAGCAACACGACGAGCATGGTCTGCAAACTCAACTTGATATGGAACAGCAACTTCAGTTGGTTCAATTGTGGCTCCAGTAAGTCGACTTGTTATAAACTCTTTTGGTTGTGTATTCATACGATACGCCTGGTCTGGAAATATCCATGGCAGATAAGGCGATGATTGAAATGTCATTTATTTATTAGGATATAGAATTTTGTTTAATATAGGCCGTGGTCTTTCACATACTTAGAAGCCTGAGGAAGTGAGAGTCCCTTTTCATTCATCACCTTCTTTACGATAGCACCACGCGCTGATGGAGCACGCTTCTTACGTCCACCACAACTCTTAGCAGAACCTTCCATATATGGCATCGTGCTTATTTCATCCATACCCTTACTACGCCGAGGAGGACGAGACGCTTCCATAGCAGCCATACGAGAAACTAGATCCGAA